GCAGTAGCCTTCTTGTAAGAATACACACCAGGCTGTGAAGTGACATTTATGGACACGCTTTCCAATGACGCAAAAGGTCTAGTTGGATCTTTGACACTAACGTATCTCGAACCCTCTTTGACAGGATTAAGATTGACTAGCGTTTGTGGAGAGGTAAAAAGCTCCATGCCTGCAGTTGATATTATGCTTCCTGGATTTTTATCATCCTTCCAGGCACGTGCTGAAAACATTATTGCATTGGGATCAGTTGGATTAGACGCATCCAGAGATTCTCCACCCAACAAAAATTTTAGAAGACCAGCCGTACGAAGACTTGTCGGAGAATCACTTTCTTCAATTTTTCTATCAAAAGAAAATTCTAGCTCTAGATAGGGAACACACCTTGAAATTACCGTTGAAGGTATGAAATTGATGAATATTTCTGACTTTTGTGCATCTCTAACCATTGGTGTGACATAAGGTGTGTGCGACAAAAGCAAGCTCATCTGTCGATCAGCTCTGCTTTCTGGAGCTATTCCCATTATGACATCCAAATTATCAGCCCTAATCACGGGATTATTTTTATCCTTTGTGTTACTAGGGCTTGGACAAATGTAGGGATATTCCACGCCTGTCAATCCACCATTCACTGTGGAGTAAAAATTGACAAAAAAATCAAATTTTTTTCTACCCGTATCATCACCTTTCACCTGCAAACGATAATTTTCCAATTTTTGTTTCAAGTCGCTAACGTTATAACAACCAGCTTTTCCAGATTCAAGAATTAGTTTTATCAAAAATGTTGACAAGTCTAGCTCTTTCCCCTGCCCAGCACCAACTTTTTTTGCAGCCGATATGTCCAAAGGCTGCATCATACCAAATATACTTTCAAGGGTAGAAAAATCAGCCATGGTTCATCCTATCAAATTACTCACATCACTCAGATTGGGAATGTTTATAATTGTTCCAGGCGGAACTTGCATTCCCCATCCTATATTTGAGGCAGCGGCCAGAACCCACCAGTATCTTGCATCACCATATATGACACCAGCAAGCGTATCAAGCCTCTCTGCACCTCTAAGATAAATTTGTTCAGTTTTTATGATGTTAGCTGCAATTGCAGATCTTATTGCGGAAACTGCAGTTGAGGTGCCATATTGTTTTCCATAGTCAATGATGGGCGCCTGATTGTATCTGCTAAATGCCATTTTAATTCTCCTTTAGGTTTAAGAGTATCATTACCGTGAGCAAAATGTCCAACAGGATAGACCGGCGCTCTGTTGTATCCTTGAGAATCGATACCGGGAGTGATATCGTGAATTGGTTGAAATGATATCGTAACCTTACATCTTTGTGGGACCCTGGCGTCGTGGTCGAGTTCCCACCTTGCATCGGCACCACCCCAGTCAAATGACAGGCTGTCTATGAATCCTGCAAGACCCTTTCCAGCAGTTGATTTAAATGACTTAATTACTGCATTCTTTTCTGTGTCTAGAAATTCTGTTAGGTTGGTGAGTGCTGTATTACCATTTGAGCCCGCTATTTCAGCGTATATTTTTTTCTCCGTTATGCCAGCCAACTTTACCATTTCACGTGAAACCAAATAGTTACCTTCTATAATTCTTTTTGCAGGTGCATTCGGATTGTCATATTTGTTTATTATTTCTGATATTATTTTATTTTGAACAAATGTGTCAGTTATTCCCTGGTTTGTCAAGAAATCAGAATCAGGTATGCCTGGTGTTGCAAATATGTTATTATTTGATGTGCTTTTCTTCAACTTGACAGGTATGAACATTGAGTCACTCTCTAGAGTCCACGTTGGTGCCAAGTCTTCTTTGAAGATATTTGGTATCCCAGGTAGCGCTATTGTTGAATCAGACTTATTCATTGTACCGCCTGATTTCACAATCCAAACGTATGAAGGATCTTGAGTATCCCAAGCCTTCTCTATCGCTTCTTTTGCATTTTTGTACCTTGTCTCTACACCTTTGAAATCAAACGTTCCACCTTCTCCAAACTGTGTACCGTTCAAGGTGGCACCAAACAATCTTGCAACTGCAAACCTAGAATAATTTGAAGTGAATATGTTCCCCATTCTAATTCTAATGAGTGGTGAAGCGCCGACTAGTTGGCTGAAGGGTTGGGTAAATTTATATTGACCTGTCACGTCAGTGATCCTTCTACCTTCTGTGTATTGTGGATAAACCAACGTAACTAGCTTGTTAATTTTCAGCCACATTTCATCAAAATCTTGCCTAGATGTTGAAACTACGTAAAATGTTATGTCAACTTTACGAGAAGTATTTTGATAAATTCTAACCGGTTCAATTCTACCAAACGCTTGCGGTGAATCATATTGCGCAGTGTAACTGTCTGACAATGATTCAACAAATGCGTGAAACGATATAATTTCATTCGTCCTAAGATCATGAAAATAAAGAGGAATGTGATCAGTTCCTTCTATGAGATTTTCCATGTGTTGAACAGATTTCTCTTCACCATCATATGGAATTCTATTTTCACTCGTCATTTTAAAACGAGTTTTTGACAACTTATTTCTTGCAACATCATCAGGTTCATAACCATTCTGAAAAGACCCAAGATCACGCATCGCAGGTTGTAGAGCGGCAACAGAATTAGGCAAAATGTACAGTGCGCTAGCCCTATTTGACGCCCAAGCAAGTTTCAAACTTCTACCCTTTTGAAGTCTTTGTTTTGACATCGTGGAACCGGGAGCGTCGTCGCCAATGGTATCAACGAACGACTTACGGATGGGTTCACTTTGCCATTCGCCGGGCAGATCATAAGCACCATTGTCAGTTAGTACCTGATCACCCAGCTTGGAAAATACCTTTAGAGTTGATATTAGTTTTGACTTTCTAATCGTGTCTATCAACGAAAAAAAATTCTTGACAGATGAAATTAGGTTTGCACCTTTTATGTTCTTTATTGCATTTATTATGTTGACAATTGACCTGATTACCGAACGCGATATAGCTATTTTATAGCCTGGGGATGCGTACGAATCTTTTGCAGCAGAGAAAAACGCAGAAGTTACTGCCCCTAGGAGTCCACCTGATGTATCAATACCAAAATACGCATTAATTCCCGCCCTAACACACTCTCCATATGGCTTAACTGTATTAAATTCAATTCCCAATGCCCTTGGCAACAATGACAATATGTTATTATCAGACTTGGGAACAGTAGATCGTCCGCTATAATAACGACCTTGATCGGCACGATATGAACTGCTTCCTCCAAAAAATAGAAGTGATATTCCCTCAAACAACAAAATCATTGCTGCGATAAGGGCCATTGAAAGAGTGAACATTCCCGCCGCAGCGATGCCATCATATTGATCATATACGTTATTTAGCGCACCCCACGAAGTTGACGATATGTTCAGATAATTTTGTTCTGGGACTTCATTATCATAACTGAGGTTTCGAAGAACATCAGCCGCAGTGAGGGTCGTGGTGTCAACTGATGAAATTCCCAATTGATTTGGGCTAGGTACTATCGCCTTAACCTCAGTTGGTTCATCACTAGGATTAAAATCTCTATTGTTGGTACCAAGTTCTAGAGATGCGCGAGTTGACAAGGCGATACCCACTTGAGCCATCTTGCCCATATTGAAATTGGGATATATGGGGTTATAGACTTGAGGATTGAATTTGTTCCTTGCCGTTTCCAAATCCTCCAGATTTTCAGTATTGATATTCTTATCAGTGACCGGGCCCATGAATGGCGCAAAACGATCTTTTCCTGGGGTTCCTGATAGGCCTGTGAACCTGTTATTAGTCAATACTCTTGTTGTATATGCATCTATCGTTCCAAGATCATTCTTCTTGACCTGTTGGAGCAATTCATTGCCATTTTTATGATCTTCTGTTCTAAGTTTTGACTTGCCTTTTGTCAGCTTCGCAAAGGACGCATCGGGCGGATTATATTCGATTTTATCATTCGCCAGCGGACTATTCATCCATGATTTTAGATTTGGACTACTATTGGTATTCCCGTTGTATGTTGGATTCACGCCTTCTTGAACGTTAGGAGGGGCGTAATGTTGTGAGTTTGTTATTCCTCCAATTGCAGGGGTCACGTTATTTTGATCATCAAATATCTTGGTTGTTGAGAAATTAGGATCAACATCGCCATCCACTGGGTAATAATTGACCTTAGTTTTTTTTCCCAAATAATCAGCCAATACCTTTCTGGTATATTTGCTGATGTCTTTTTTGGTGTCATCGACAGACACATTTCCCTTGCTCGTGGGAAAGGATACTCCGGGATCTCTATTAGGATCTCCTACGTCATACGTATAAGAGACCCCATCGCCTCGCTCTGGAATCTCAAATCCAGGAGTTCCTGTGTCAAGTTGCGTCGTTGAATTTCCCGCTGGGTCTTTTGGATCTGGCATTATTACTTCCTTGAACCTGACATCTCTGTCATTTCATTAATTACATGTTCTCTCTCCTTTAGGCCCATCATAAATTCATTCATTGCCTCAGGATTTTTACTAACGTCTTCCGAAAGTTCTTCTACTATAGACATCATGTCAACGAACATTGGTTCAACAATGTCCTTTATTCTACTTCTTTCAGCATCATCTAGGTCTTTAATTACGCTCGAATAAAATGGATCATTGATCAATAGTTCGTGTATTTGTTGTTTGGTTCGCATGTAAAATTATAATCACTTCGCAACCGGAGGATTATTGTAACCTACACTTGGGCTTGCGGGCAAACTCTCAGTTGCCTCTTTACCCACGCCATCGTTTGTGGCAAAGTTCAACCTTCCTCTAATGATTGATTTCTCACGCAATACCAGCGCCTTCTCCATGTCGGCGGCATTCATTTCCACCGACATCTCGACCTTGATATTAATGTTAGGTGGATTGATGTCCAACTTAGAACCACCCTTGAATAGACCTGCGCCAACTGCCTTCAATTTGGCCGGATCGAGCTTTATTGTTGGCAACTTTGACAACATTTGATTTATTTTATTGACTTGTTCAACTGTTTTTTCGATGGCGTCCAGCGCAGGCATGATACCCGTCATATTTATAACCCCGGCAACAATGCCTATATTTTTTCCAAAATCTTTAAAAGCATATTGCAAATGTTCAATATCACTACTTTTGTTTATCTCATCCAATTTACTAACCATTTTTTTGAACGCATCTTTATCAATTGAATCTATTACGTCATTAACTTTTTTCTGCGTATCTTTTATGTTCGTAGCGGCCTCTTGTACATCTTTTAGTTGACCAGCATCTACTCCATAACCCGCCAAAACATTTTTTTCTTTGCCGGACAGTTTGCGACCGGCTTTTTGCTCAAGACCCGCCATTGTAATCGGTTGTTCCGTGGCCGCACCCGCAGCGGCGGCTGCAGCAGGTGTTGGCGCTGTGGGAGGCAAAGTCGCACTTAGCGCATTGGTTGCAGGCGATGGTGTAGCTGGCGTTGGCGCCGCAGATGGTTTAGCTGCCCCTGCGGCCTCTTCTGGTTTTGGTGTTGTTGGTTCCCTTTTCACCTCTAGACCCAACGCTTCTTTTCCCTTGTTGATCCATTCTTCTGCTTCCTTGAACTTTTCGGAAACCCATTTGAAAAATCTTTCAAACATGCCAATGATGTTGGCAATAAATTCTCCTATGCCTGCTGTGACGGGATCTTCACTCTTTGCCATTGCGACGAACGGCGATTTGATCAAGGCGTAAAATTTGCTTATGATGCTAAAAATCTTTGAGCCCAATCCCATTATTAGCCTACCCACGCCCAACACTATTCGCACGACCATGGCACCAATCGCTTCAAGCACATCAAACGCAATGCCGCCCCAATCAACGCCACCAAATGGCCCACCCTTCGCCGACTCAGGATCAAATATTGATTGAACAGCGGCGATCAGATAATCCATGCCTTTGTCAATGAGATCAAAAATACCTCCCCAGATCATATTGATGGAAGCCTCTAGGGTATCAATGAAGCTGATCACCATGTTTCTAAGGGCCTTCTTTATTTTTTGAGGATCGAATTCTATCAACGCTTTGACAAAATCGCCAACGGAAACCGCGAGGTTGATACCACCAGTAAAATATTCTTTAATTTTTTTGACAAGGTCTCCACCAAACCATTTTTCAATAAATTCAAACGCCTTCTTTGAGAGCTCGGCGATCTTATGACCAAATTGTTCTGCCATGCTGTCAGGTAGGAGGCCGAAAGTTAGTGCCTTGGCCAACCCAGCCCCGGCGGCGCCGATCTCTCCTTCAGTTTTACCAAATTCTTTTTTGAATTTGTCACCAAATTTATCCATCGCCTCGCCAATCTCTACACCTGCAAATATTGCCGCAATCGCAGCGCCAATGGCGAGAGTCACCGGTCCACCGATTAGGCTCAACAAAGCTTCGATTATCACAGGTCCAAACATCTCCGCAAGAGTGGACAATATGAAACTTCCTATTGCAGGTCCAAAAAGTATGCCAAATGCATAGGGAATTGCTGGACCAACCACATTAAGAAACTCTGGGCTAGACAAGAATTTGAACAACAATTTGCCAAGATTCTCAACCAACTCTCCAATTATCGGTGAGAGTTCCTTCCACATGTCCTTCAATGAATCAAACAGTGGTTGAAGAGCCTCAGATAGGAAATCCTTTTTTCCACCAGAAATTTCCTGTTGCACTTTCTTGGGTGCAAGCCATTCTTTTACGTTCCTAAGAAGAATCAACAACAGGTCCTTCAACTTTGATGACATGTACCTTATGCCCTCGGCAAGTAGAACGACGCCTTTCTTAAAAAGTTCCTTGAGCTTATCACCCACCCCGGGACCAAACATTTTATCTATTGTCACCGAAAAATCAAATTCGCCTGCTTGCTTGACTATTTTTTTAATCAACCAATCCATGCCTTGAATCGCCATGTCGGCTATTTTCTTAAAGAAATCACCGAATTTGGAACCAACCTTCTTTCCACCTTCTGCTTCCATGTCAAAGAAAGAAAACATTTTCTCGCTGATCTTTTCCATGACATCGCCAAAATCACCGCCCGTCTTAAAGAAATCTTCAAATATGGCAGTAATGTCATTAAAGAATCCTCCAAATTTCTTAGGATCAAAGAAATCAGCAATTGAATCCAATACTCCCGTAAGAGGCGCCCAATTGGCTATTGCCCTACCCAACTTAACACCAGCTAGTTCGGCCATGTTCAGGCCTTTATTGATACTATTCAATATCTTAATAAAAGGCGCGGATCCTTGGATACCACCCGTAATTCCCTTCAAGAACCGATCAAAGAAACCGCCTGAGCCTGATTGCATCGCCTGTACTAGGCGCTCAATATTGTCGGCCAACTTTGACATGGCCTCGGCCTGTGACAGCTGCTTCTTTTCATTACCTGCTGCTTTTTTCTTTATTTCATCAAGTGACATGCCTTGATTTTTGAGAGAGAACACCTGTTTGGCAGTCGCTTCGTCTAGACCAGTGGCTGACTTGATCAATTGCAATTGTTGCCTGTTGAAATTAGATGAATCAACGCCGGCTGCCCTGAATTGCTTACGCAATAGGTCAACTTGTTGGTCTGGAGATTGTGCCTCCATCATTTTGAATGCATCGACATTTACCCCAAACGCTTGTGATAGCTTTGAAGCGTTTTCGGCAGCAGTATCAAATGTTTCAAATGCGTCAAGGGTACCCGTAATCTTATCTAGCTCAACACCCAATTTCCTAGCGTATACCGAAGCAGTTGCTATTTCCTTATTTGTTGCACCACCAAAGTGCTTCAAATCGCCCATGGCTTTCACCATGTCCTTTGAAATTAGCTTCGAATCAATCCCAAATTGATCGCCTAGCGCTTGTGCCTGCGCTCGCATGGGTTCCAAGACCTGTTTAAGTGTCTTGCCCGTGGTTATGGCCGTTTGACCGATAGTTCTCATCTCTTCATCGGTCAAACCTAGGCCTTTCTGGTAACCCAGAATGGCGCCACCGCTTTCATGCATTTCTTTTGTAAAATGAAGGAAAGTTGCGCCCATGCCGGTTGCCAACCCTTGAACAGCCTTGATTCTTTCTGCAAGGTTACCGAAAACTTTGTTCACTCCAAGTCCAGTTGCAGCGAAACCTTTCATGTTCTTTGCAGTGTCTACGATGGCGGTTGGACTTGGACCACTCAATTTTCCAAATTGTTTCCTCAACCCTTCCATCGCTTGAGCAAGCTCGGTGCCACCGACACCTGCCTTATTCGCCATATCGACAAATCCATTGAACAGTTTGAACGGTATTGACATTATTGACATGCCAATGCTGGCAATGCCATCGACAACGCTGCTCAAAAAACCTCCCACGCTTGTCAACATGGCACCAAAATTTCTGAAACCTTGTTTCAAACCAGCCAACGTAGCGCTACCAACTCTGCTGGCTGATTCAAAGGCCTCTTGAAAACCATTCATCTCTTCAGACGCTTCTTTTTCACTATCCCTAAGATCTTCCGTTGTTTTTCGAAGCTTGCTCATCTGTGTAGAAATGCCTGCAAGATCAACCGCGGATAGTTCATTTGCAGTGTCCTTAGCCCCACCCAAGGCCTTACCTAGTTCTTCTACGGCAGCTGTGGCACTTTTTGTATTATTTTCAAAAAGTTCCATACCTCGGGTCTGGGTCTTCCAGCCTGGCGAGAGCGCCTTATCGACCGGCCCACCCTTACCTAGCACCCCGCCTTTACCTCCACCAGATTTTCCTATTGGCATATGTTAATAACCTTTAATAAAAGAGGCCAGGGAATTCCGTACAAGATTTCAAATTGTTTAGTGCTTCTTTTCATTTCCTTTAGAGCGCTCATCACTGAAGACATCGATGTATTAGATTCATTTATTTCACGGTGAAAGTTTTTTGTTGCTATGAACGCATTATTTGCTACCAAAAGTTCATAATTCGACACACCAGAAAAATTTGGCATGTGACCTTCATTCAACCAAGAAATAAGATAAGACCTTACAAGTTGTGACTTGACGTTACTTTTTTGCTTTTTACGATTTGACGTATTATACATAATGAATTAAATATCATCACGTCATAACACACAACCAAAAAAACTAAGTAAATCTCCTCATCCTAGATGGGGCGTGGGTACGAGACTTTCCTTGCATCGCACGTACGTCAGGCGTGTCCTGGTGAAGGGCTTTTGATGGAGGTGAGGAATTTTCATTTCCATTATTTCCCTTAGAAAGTTCTTTAACGATCCTTTCTATAAACCACCGTTTATAAGAAACTGGCATGTTATAGGTTTCACTGTACAGGAACCCGCCATAATACATTAGAGCAAAGGCGGGTTCCAGGATCAGGTCGGCCTTATCCTCTGGCCGAAGGCCAAAGAAACGTAACGCCAAGCGGCATATTTACCTCCTCAGAGTGACCGCAAGAAGGACATGATGTCTCTTGTTTCATTTCAATTCCCGGCTCATTACTTCTAATGTAATTTCTTAGCGCTAGAGAGTCACGAGCAGGCATCATCTTAACAAAATTCGAAATCTTTCCTCTATCTTCAACGCCGTCAATTGAAATTATCGTGTACAAAAGATTTGATGTAACTACGGAATCTTGGCCAAGTCCTAGTTTCTTTTGTCTCTCGGCGGTCAAATTCATTTCCTCCTCGTCCCTTCCGGACAGGAATTTGAACTTTACGGACTTTTTGCTATAAGGCAATACAAACTCAAATATATTGCTGCCGGCAATGACTGGACTAATTTCAAGTCGCTTTATTGGCAATTGAGCAAGATTGAAAACGTGCGGTGCCTTTGTACCACATTCACCACACTCAATTTCCGCCTCATACTCTTCACCATAACCGGTAATACGAATGGCAACCATCAAAGCATTTCTATCACCAGTCAACAGATCGCGAGGATCAAGACTCTTGTCAGTCAAGCACGACCTGATGAGCTCCGTAATAACGGTTCCTTTCTTGAGGTATGCCTTACTTGTCAAAATATCCTCTTCTCGAGCCGTCATGGCTTTTATGTCAACAACTTCAGCACCGTGAAGTGCGCTAGATGTTGGGTATACTTTTCCGGCCGACGGCAGGGGAACAGACTCAACCGGAATTTCAAGACCAAAGTCCGTCTTCAGCTTATCAAAAACGCTTACTTGTGGAATCCTTGGATCAACTCCGGAGTTTGCAGTGTTGCCTTTGAATATTTCATTGCGTTGTTCTCGATCTTCAGCCATGTTATTTTAATCCTTGCGAACATATTAATCACGATTATTCGCTGAGTAAACTGATCAATGATTGTAAAATCATTCGTACGCAATAAAAACATTTCTGTCGCCAACAAGAACGTACGCAATTGAATTGTAATCGGCACCAATTGAACGCAACTCTTCTTCTTTTGCAAGTCTCACAAGACCAGCATCAAACATATGCTCCATGATACGTTCAGTCCTAAGCAGACTATACCCAATTTCAATTGAAATATTTCCCAAAAAAATTGGTCCATGTATCCTATGAAGATATTTCAAAATTTTTTTTACATCATCAGGATTAATTTGCGTATTTTTCAACTTGACCAATTTTATAATAAATTATGAAAATAAATAAAAAAGGACTCTTGATATCGTGAGACCAAGAGTCCGCCAGAAAAAACGTCAGATATGGTGACAGGAAAAATTTGACGTTTCCCGACAATCCATAAATATAAAAATGCCCCAAAGAAATTTGGGGCATTTGCAAGAACGAAAATCAGAACTGCAAAACGCAGTTATCGAACTTGAGGGTTAGGTTAATTTCCATGGGGGCGGCATCATCATAATTCAACTCATTGAAAGTTGCGTTTGTGATGAATGCACCTTTGATGTCCCATAGTTCTACCACGGTACCAACGGGATCCAACATTTTCAACTGAATGTCGCGCTTATAGAAGTCTGCGTAACCTGCGCGACCGCTCACAGATTCCCAGTGAGTTCTGACCCACTCCATGACCTGTTGCGCGCCCGAAGGTGCGATCGGATCGTAGAGAACGACTGTCATGTCGCCAAACTCCGCCTTACCTGCCAGGTATCTTCTGGAGTTTATGAACGGAATTGTCTGTGGTTCAATTGTTATTGAGGGTCTAGCTGTGTTTTTTACGAGATAAGCATCAATGCCTTCGATCATTAGAACCCAACGATTTTTTCTTTTGGGCTCAAACTTTACCGGAAGCATGGACGAGACGTCAAGTGTTTCTGCTGCCATTTTGTTATACTCCTGTCACCATTCTTAAGTATTCAATTAATCGTAAACTCATCAAACATTTCCCCACAGGTACACTTAGAATATTTTCTAAAAATTACCTGTGGGGAAACATCATAATTGTTGAATGTTATTTGTAACCACAAAGTCAAGAGAAACAAATTCTATTGTCTTGGTTGGTTGCACAAATATTTTGCCTCTGATCGTGTTGTTTTCGATGTCTTGTTGAGTTGTTGTCGAAGAATCGATCAACACCTTGAATCTCTCAAGACCCGATTGTGCCTGAATGCGTTGCAAACGAGGCGTTACCGCGGCAGAGAACCTGGCGAGCGTAGCTGCTCTGTTGGGTTCAAAGATTATTGTCTGAGAAATCTCTCTGACTTGTCTTCTGATCTCAATGAGCAATCTACGAACGTTGACTCTGTCAAGCGCAGAAGATGCAGCCTGTAGTGTCTTCTGACCCCATACAACAACTCCACCCTTTGGATTCAATCCACCCGAAGCATTGCCTGGGAATGCCACGAGAGGATTTACGCCGACATCGTATAGCGAATCCATGTTGCTCTTTGACAATTTCACCTGAGCCTCAAGTGTCGTTGACAATGCACCTCTTGTGAAACCTGCGGGAGCGAACCATGGATGTCCGATCGAGTCGTTCAGCGATAGCGCACCCAAAACAACGACCGAAGGTGGTACCACCACGTTTGTCAATGTATTTGGATCCGTGACTACAACGTCGGGGTAATATGCCGCCACAAAATTATTATCAATTGCCCTGTCTTTGAACACTTGAACAGTGTTTGTAACAGAGTGAGTTTGCGAATTGGAAATAACTTCATCGCCGCTATTGTCATATTGTTGAATGTCCATAAGGTACAGAGCGTCAAATCTCTCTCTCACCGCCTCAGAAGCTGCATCGGTGACAATTGGGTGTCTGATTCCTGGAATTGCCAACAGTTGAATGTCAACATTGACAACATTCTTCATGATATCCAACGCTTTAGCGTATGCACGAACGTTTGGACCTTGGCTCAAACCTCGATCGCTATCGTCCATGTCTGCCGTCACTGCAAAGTTATTTATTTCAACGGCATTTTTATCAAAGATGTTCACGCCATTGAATCCACCTTGCATTACAAAGGTAAACTTTGCGAACTTCCTATTGGGTTGTGTTAGATCGTCAACCGTGAATGAGCGTGTTTTTGCAGAGTCATTTGCAAATATGCTGCCCGTTCTCACGTATTCAGCGCTAACCCACGATTCTGGATTTGCCAAGCCGTTTGATGCCGTGACAATTCTGAGATTTTCCAACGTAAAGAGATTGTTGCAGAAACGATCGGCATCGATAACACCCAATTGATCCGTGTCGACTGCACCAGTGTTTGACCCAACTGAGAAATTCTGAAGCGTTGTAGAGAAGTTGGGGAAATATTTTGCAAAAGACCTGATAGACTCATTCTTCAATGTCGATGCGTTAGGAGTGCTCAAGCTGGTCACGTGCTCGAATTGAACACCCCAATACAAGGACGGATTCACTTGAACTTTCTCTCCAGATCCGATGTTGATGTTAGATCTCATTGGAAGAGGAGGTGTCACGGCACGCTTTAGCAAATCAACTCTTGTCAATTGAGATGACAATAGTGAACCAACCGATGTTAGAGGAGAAGAACCCGAAGTTACAAGGTGATCAATTCCCCTAAATCCGACTGGCAATGCCGTAGGATCTACGAAACCATTTTCAACATTTTCACTCACTTCGACTCTCACAAGATTTGACCTTGAAGAGTAATTTCCCTCAATGACCAATTTTTGTGCAGGTTCTGATCTGTCAAAATCATAGAAAACGTTCAAATCTCCAATTATTTTTGCGATGTATCTATCAGAACTTGGATCTAGATTTACACCTCTAAAGCTCTCTAGAGGTTTTTGTTCAGTATCTCTGTCTTCAAAACTTCTAATGATAACATCAAATGAACCAAATTTATTGACGGAGTCAGATGATGGAGCAATATTTTCTATCGAAATTTTGTATAGATCAGAAATGTTAGCGCCTGAATCTAGGGCATGGAATCTAAAAAGATTTGTTGACATGCCACCAAATTTTTGTGATATAACCCATGGAGATTTGGCATTGCTATACCTGTCAGAAAATGATTCATAATTTGGAATGAAACTATTTCCTACATTTCTATCCAGTGCGCCTGTTGTCAAGAAGGCAACAACTTCAGAATTTGGTCGTGGTGGTGTTGCAGCTTGAGCACCATTGGCAGTAGAAACTAGGCCAGTTCCTGTCAAAACTGCGGTTGCGGGATATATGTCCCAATTGGCGTATAGACAGTGTCCTGCTTCCTGCAATAGATACGGAGATGTGTTCAACACATTTGCAAAATATGTTGGCGAGGTCATGTCAAATGATGCAGTAATATAATTTGGGTACTTACTATTTGTTCCTTTGTGACCATTTAGCAACAAAACAAAATCTTGTTTTGCACTATTACCCGTAAAATCAATAGCACCTACAATATCACCTTTGGAATTTGCATCAGTGGCTACCAAGGTTGATGCAGGAGCGTCATTATCTGTTGCCGAGGTGCCCTTCGAGGTTGAGAGTCTTAGAATAACGCCTGAAGGCGCCATCAATATTCCTCTAATGATTGGTACAGCCATGGAAACAGAGGGCGTAACGCTATTGATGCCTTGAATGCCAGCCGAAGAGAAAACAGTTGATCCTGCCGACTCGGACATGAAGGCACCAAGAAAATATGTTCTTCCCAAGACTGAATTGCTTCCAGCATTTGCGTTAGGATTGTCTCCAAGCGCACCGTTGGAAGAATTTGGTTGTTGTGATCCGACAACGAAACCCGCAGATGCTACCGAGCCAGCTTGTGTACCATCTTCAACACGTTTTTTACCATCACCTACGCCAAGTACTCTTACGTAAGTGACAGAGCCAGCTTGTTTTAGCCACTCGGTAACTGCCAACGGACCAAATTTTGAACCGTCTGTTTTACCAAATTTTGCATAAAAATCGCTGATCCTACCGACCGTGATTGGCACGAAGGCAGGGCCTTTAAGGGCAGTGCCTATGATACCAGCAGGAACGCCGGTAGGCAGTTGGGCCAATGGCCCCGAGATGTCAATTTCTTTTGCTGAAACGCCAGCAGATCCTTGTTTTATTTGTGCCATCCTAAACTCCTGGTATACTCATTCATACTCACTAACTATTCGTTCAGACGAACTGAACACCGCTGTTAGTGATAATAAAATCTATCGCTATGTACTCAATGACACGAGTAGGTACGATTACAATCTTACCATTCAACCTATTCAAATCAATGTCTTCTTGAGTATTATTCGATTCGTTCATTATCACCTGGAATGCCTCTACGCCAGACTGTGCTTGAATTAGACCCAATTGAAGCACTGCGTTAGCAACGAAGGTATTTCGAACTGCTGGCGTGTTTTGTTCGAATATGAGATTTTGCGCAATGCCAATTATAACCCTCTTGACTTCCAACAACAATCTACGAACATTAACCCTGTCAAGAGCAGACTTATTGATTTGCAAGGTCTTTTGTCCGTAGATTACAAAACCAAGCCTGGGGAATGTTGCAATTGGGTTAATTCTTGAATCATATAGGCGATCTCTGTCTGAAACATTAAGTCTAACACCCACGTTTGTGACAAAATCCAGAGCCGCTCTATTGAAACCAGCGGGAGCAAACCATGGGTATGCCACTCTATCGTTCAACGCAATTGCTCCCAATGCAGCAACAGAAGACGGTACCTTGACCCTTCTACGATTGACAGGATCGTCTATAAAAACATCCGGGAAGTATGTTCCGGCGTAATTATTGTCAATTACTCTTCCGTCAAATGTGTTCACTGTTTGATCAACGCTTGGCCTTGCAGTTGAGTCATCATACAACCTATTCGAGCTATCATCATAATTTGGAATATCCATAACGTAATACGCAAGACCATAATCTTTCACCTTATTCATTGCGTAATCAGACAAGTAACTCTCACGAATTCCAGGCAATGCTAGAATGTTTGTGTTTACCGTAAGCGGATCTGTCATGATGTCTATTGCAGTCTTGTATGAATACACATTGCTGTTCAACTTTCCAGATCCATTGGGGTTATAACCCAAACCGGGAGCGATATAACTAGAGTAAGCTCCACCTCCAACATCAAATGACGTTGCCTTATCGTTCATTCTCCTAGAATTTTTATCTAGAATGTTCACGCCATCCCAGCCGCCTGCCATGAAGGTTGTAAATTTTGTGAATCTAGAGAAGTTATTGAACGTTGATGCAGAGGCCTTAGACAATATCGTGGCAAATGTGATTCTAGATCCACCAAAATCAGAATCATAAATTGAGTAATCCGATAGATCCAATTTGGCATTTCTAACGTATGCAGCGCCCTTCACATGATCATTTATTGACGCAGTAAGGTGAGTCAAAGATCCATTAGAGAAAGCAACATTTGCTAGAGAGAATTTATTATTATTAAAACTATCAGCACCTGAACCTGTAACTAGAGCATCAAGTTTAGTAATTCCCATAAACTTAGTATAAGCCGCAAGCAAACCATTCTTTTCGCTGGACAGGTTTACGTTAAGTGGTAGTGAATTTCTTTCAAATTTTACACCCCAGTAAAGTGGAGATAGAACTTGTTCAGTCGTACCTGGACTTCCTAGCCACGAACCAGCTGTGGGTACTTCGCCCTTTGTGACTTTAACACGGAATGGTATAGGTGGAAGTATTGAACCGGAAAGAGACTCTGCAGATCCGGTACCCAATATGCCAGTCAATCTTACGTTCGAACCTGGCGGTGTGTCAGTCAAAGAATCATTTGTCTTTAGTAGGTTCATACCTCTAAATCCGAAAGGCAACGAATCTTTTGGAATTGTTGATTCCTCAACTTGAGTTGACATAACAACTCTGACATACTTTGACACGTTTGAGTACTTGCCGGATGTTATAATTCTCTTTTCAACGTCATTTACTGCATCAAAGTTGTATGAAACTTTTCTATCACCTATCAATTTTGCAACGTAATTCACGTCAGTTGGATTAAGCGTGCAATTCGGATAAGATTCAAGAATGACTGGATTTATGTCGTTATCATTCCAGTCTCTTATTTGAACCGTGAACGTACCATATGGATTTGAATCATCAACCGACGCTTTGATGTTTGATATTGAAATCTTGTATAGAGTATTTGCGTATTCACCATCATCCAAAGATTCTAGTTTGAAAAGGTCGTACTCTACTGAACCATAAGGTTGTGAAATGAACCATGGTGATTGTGGCGTAGTATATCTGGTATCGAACTCGCCAAAGACCTTTCTCATTGGAAGAGAAGGATCACCAGAGGTATTTGATCCCGTAACTGAACCCGAAAGTACGCCAACAATTGCCGCCGCAGCGATCTCATTATCAACTGGAAAATCGGCATATAGATAGTGTTGCTCAGAAACGAATTTATCAGGATCCGTGTTAAGAATCTTACCGATATAATTTGGGCTTGTTGGATTCAACGAAGCGCTATAAATCTTTATTCCTGAATTACCGTCTGATTTACTAAATGCATTTCCCAAAGAAGACGATATAACAAGCTTGAATATACCATCAGATATAGTTCCTTTATCTTCCTTGGTTACAGTGAATGCATTCACTGCGTTCTCATTTCCTCCTAGCACCATCACCCTAGATGATGTTGGCAACATGAGCATGCCTCTAACTAGATTTACCGTTGATGGTTCCTGTCCGTTGACAAATGAATCATTGTCCGTAAACATGGGCATGCCATACGCTTCATTAGCCTGCAAGGTGTGTCTTGCTGTAATGAATTGCACCACACCCGTGTGACGTCCAAGACCATCATGTGGCGCAGATATACCGTCAAGTTTCATTCCCGCGGAAAGAACCCTACCTGTCAATGACGTATTCTCTATGTCGGTAGTTGTTGCGTTAGCACCGGCACCTAGAACTTTCAAATACGTCAAAGAAGTTTTATGCTTCAAAAACTCTCTAACGGCATAAGGGCCGAATTTATTTGGATCCAGATCACCGAATACATTATAAAATTCATCTATATTCGCTACCGTTACTGGAACAAATGCGGGACCCTTTTTGGAGGTACCGATAATACCGGCAGGCACGCCAGTGGGACCGCCGACATTAGGGGCTGAAAGATCAATTTCACGTTCAAAAAAGTTAGGCGACCTAAAAGTCTGCTCGGGCATTATGATTCTCCTATAAAATCAGTTATCATACGATAAGTATAAGTCGTCGTAGGCGAAAAACATAAGACTTCAATCTTCTACCACAACTATTTCCAAGGACCCAAGGTCAAAACCGGATGAATATACAGTCTCTCCCGTATATTTGTTGGTAGTTGACACTCGAGTGTATTTACTAGTCAATTTTCCACTTTTATCTTTATAAGTAATTTTTTTATACGTTGAATACCCTCTTCCTTTGGGAAAAGATTTCAATGCAGGATCATGTGGATCAATTCCAGGTTGTAGTATTCTGGGTTTATTTGTTTGTCTTTGATCTGCGTTCTTTGTAAATTTTTCATCAATTGGCAACGTTGGATCATCGGCACCCAAAAATGGTTCTTGTACAGTGTCACTACCTGAGGTTTCAATGACGCTGCCTATTTCAAATGATACATCTGGTACGCTGACATATCTCTTGACGGGAATCGGTACGCCAGGAGAACTTGATGCCAACATATACGCAGGAACCTTAATTGAAAATTTGTACTTTATTATTCTTTCATCCTGACCCATGTCTTCAAAGTTATTTTCAGGTGAATAAGAATCCCCTGACATGCTTGCAACAAACCAATAACCCTTATCAGTATCAATTCTCCAACCTTGAACCTGTGGCAAAAAAGATGAGATCATAGTCTCAAGTATTTGATTCATATGATGTGTGTATTGAGTCCACACGGTAACATCGTAGTTTGCAGTATAAAATTGTGGGCTGGGTATCACTATTGTTTCAAACGCATTCCTTAGTCTGTTTGAGACCAGCAATCCACCGTCCGATATAACACCGTCATTTTCTAGATCGCCTATCAATCTATTGGTCGCGAGCTGTCCTTCTGACGCATTATCACTATTTATTGCGGTTGACAATTGATTCTTCAGAAAAATTCTATTTACCAAATTTTGGTAATTTCTATCTGAATTACTCAATTTTCTTCTTATCACAATCTCGCCAGTTCTTTGATTTATGCCTCTACCAGTTATATCTTCAGTTGGAGTTTGTGTAACTCCAGACCTAAGAATTGTTATAATCGGAAGTATCAATGAACCATTTTTATCCCTTAGAGGTCGATTGCGTTTGAGCAATGCCCACTTCTACCCACCGGCAAACACTATTGGAACTTTTTTATTTTCTGTGCGGTCGGTGTTCGCAATTTGAAATGGAATTTCTCTGTCAAATAGATTGAAGATACCAACATCAACATCCTCAATTCCCACAGGTGGTATTACAAAATTTGTAGTTTCATTCGGACTCGGGTATCCGGTAGGCAGAGGTGGAACGCCATAATTTTCTTGACTTTTTGGTTTAAATCTACTAGGCATGTTCAATCCTCATCATAAAATGCACTACCAGCGCTAGTCTTATCACCTTCAGGAGAAACTTTCCTGGGGGCGCTAATTGGTTCATCCAACACACCATTCCTGACAAGATCCCTGACATCACCGGTCTTGCCTTCTTCGTTGGTTGAATAACCACGTTGTTGAACAAATGTCTCCTGAACGGCGTCATCTTCAGGTCTCGATATATCAGTCGGCCCAACAGTGAGAGCTTTGAATTGGCTCTCTCTTACTCTCGTTCCTACGAGTTTTAT